CCACCCCTTTGTGCTTACGTGCGCACCAGAACCTACCTTCACACATAAAATTATTATATTTTACCTAGTATATCAGCCCAGAAGGAAGTAGCTTTTCCGCTAATACAGGGAATACAGTGATTAACAATGTAATTGCCAACCAAGTAACTCCTTGTATCTTGGGCACTATGTAAAATAAATAAAATAAAGCTTGACATTTAGGTAAAAGTATGATATAATATAAGGTATATACATTGTAAAGTTACTTAAACAACGTTAAAGACTAGCTGGAAATAAAAATAGTTCACTCTAGGTGTATCTCCTTCGTCATAATAAAAAAAGAAGGAGATGTACATTGAGGTATATTTGAAATATAATATAGTATTCAAACAATGAATGCGCCTTGGCACATAAGACATACAAGGTTAACCTAGGTATACCTAGAACATAGTTCTTTTTATAAGGATGTGGATCTGAGAAGGACTTTATTTGTTTTCGTTCCTTATTTGTCAATAAAAAGCTACAGACTGGAGACTAGAGTTGACCAAGAAACACTTACAAGAAGATGCACTAGTACAAAACTCTTACAAGGAGGAGCCTGAAGACCTCATAGAGGATGCAGCCTACTTAGGTGCTTCTGAGACTGGCAAGAAACCAGCAGACGTAATCATAAAGAAAGTAAGTGGCAAGCCTTACAATAGCGTAGCTCGTGCCAGTAAGAGCGCAGGGGGCAAGAAGTCCCGAAGACCCAAGGGAAAGAAGTACACACCAGCATCAGACGACTATGACAAAGTCCTAGAGATGGTCACCGTAGGCATTGACCAACATACCATTGCCAAGATAATGGGTATCTCTGTCCAGACCTTACATAAATATTATAAGAAAGTCTTGGAGACAGGGGCAGAACAGAGAAATGCCGAGGTAGCTGGTGTTGCCTATGCAATGGCAGTATCCGGTGAATCCCCCTCGATGACCACCTTCTGGCTCAAGACTCGTGCTGGTTGGTCACCTAAGCATACTGTCCAAGTTGAAGACACAAGGTTTGACATAGGATGGGCAGCTGACCAAGAAGACATAGCTGATGCTTCCAGTAGGGACAAGGTACACTAGGTAGTTGAGAGCAACTGAGGGGAGATTATGGGACAGGGAGAGAGGAAGAAGATCAGGATACCTTATACGCCACGTAAGCTCCAAAGACATCTTCATGAAAACTTAGGTAGATTTAACGTAGTAGTTTGTCACCGTAGATTTGGCAAGACAGTCTTTGCCATTAATCAGTTAATTAAGAGTGCAGTCGAAGATATACAAGCAGCCAAACCAGCACCAAGATATGCATATATGGCTCCTTTGTTCAGACAAGCTAAGACTGTAGCATGGGACGAACTGAAGAAACTACTGAAGGAATTTCCTGACGTAAAGTTTAATGAGGCAGAACTTAGGGCAGACTTCCTCGGAGCTAGAATACAGCTCTATGGTGCAGATAACCCAGATACATTGCGTGGTATATACTTGGATGGTGTAATCTTAGATGAGTATGCCCAGATGAATCCCAAGATGTTCAGTGAGGTAATTAGACCTGCACTAAGTGACAGAAAGGGATATGCCATATTCATCGGTACACCCAAAGGTAAGAACGAATTCTACGACCTTTGGCACACTGCACCAGACAAGAAAGGTTGGTCAAGATTCCTCTTCAAAGCATCGGAGACAGGTATCCTTGACCAAGAAGAACTTGAACTTGCCCAACAAGATATGGATGAGTCCGAGTATGAACAAGAATATGAATGTTCATGGTCAGCAGCACTACGTGGTGCATACTATGCTAGTGAACTTGAGGCAGCATACGATGATGAGAGAATTGGTAAAGTACCTTACGACCCAACTAAACAAGTTGAAACTTGGTGGGATCTTGGGGTCAGTGACAGCACAGCTATCTGGTTTGCACAAAGGATTGGTCAAGCGATTCACATCATAGATTACTATGAGAATGCGGGGGAAGGTCTCCCGCATTATGTGGATGTCCTTAATCAACGTGATTATCGCTATGGTGCTCACATTGCTCCACACGACATTGAAGTACGGGAATTCAGTACAGGTAAATCAAGAAGAGACCTTGCATATTCCCTTGGTATTGACTTCCAAGTAGCACCTAGACTCAAGGTAATGGATGGCATTGATGCAGTTAGGACAATGATACCAAAATGCTGGTTCAATGAAGCAAAGACTAAACAAGGGCTTGAAGCACTCCTCCAGTACAGGTCTGAGTATAATGATAAGAAACGTGTCTGGTCAAACAAGCCTCTCCACGACTGGACCAGTCACGCATCAGATGCATTCAGGTATGGTGCGATCACAGAGCCAGTGTATACTGGAAATGATGGGGCGTGGTCTAAGCCGCTCCAGTACGATAACAGATACATAATATAGAGCATTTGCTCCTTTATTTAAGGTAACATAGATGGCAAGAATCACAAAGAGAGAACTGGCTAACCTTGTATCAGATGAGGTGAATGATGCAATAGGTGGTATGAATTCAAGTCAGATCTCTGATGACAGAAGTGATGCCATAGATAGATATCTAGGTGAACCTTATGGTAATGAGGTTGATGGTCGTAGCCAGATCGTTACCCGTGAAGTTGCCGACATCGTAGAGTGGCTGATGCCAAGTCTTATGAAGGTATTTACCAGTGGTGACGAGGTAGTATCATTTGAACCACAAGGACCAGAAGACGTAGAGATGGCAGACCAAGCCACTAAGTATGTCAATTACATCCTGATGCGTGACAATGATGGTTTCCAAATACTTTATAATTGGTTCAAGGATGCACTCCTCCTTAAGAATGGTGTAGTCAAGCACTACTGGGATGAAACTGATACAGTCACTAGGGAAGAATACCAGAACCTCACGGACCAAGAATTCAACCAGCTTATCCTAGATGACGAACTGGAAGTAATAGAACACACTGAGAATGAAATCAAGGAGGACATGCCTACAATTGATGAACTAGGTATGCCAGCCATTGACCAAGAAACAGGTGAACCAATCACTGAAGAAGTTGTTGTTGATATATTACATGATGTTGCAGTCAAGCGCACGATAACTGAAGGACGTGTCAAGATTGAGTCAATCCCACCTGAAGAATTCCTTATAAATAAGTATGCTACATGTGTCCGTGATGCAAGATTCGTAGCACACCGTGTAAAACGTACCAAGTCTGAACTCATTGGTATGGGCTACAAGAAATCAAAAATCAATCGTATTTGGTCCAAGTCACAAGAGGACCAAGCTGAGTACCAACCGGAGCGCATTAGTCGCTTCACAGATGAAGATTCAACGACTCCAAGAACGGATGAAGGTCTGTGGGTAATTGAAGCCTACTACCGGATCGACTGGAACAACGATGGCATTGACGAACTTCGCAAAATTACGAAGGTCGGTGGTGAGATACTAGATAACGAAGAAGTGGACAGTGTTCCCTTCTCCTCCCTGACACCAGTTCCAGTTCCCCATAAATTTTATGGGCTTTCGATCTATGACCTGATCTCCGACCTTCAACTTATTAAAACTACGCTGATGCGTAACCTCCTAGATAACATGTATCTCCAGAACAATGGACGATATGCAGTCATGGAGGGACAGGCAAACATTGATGATCTACTCACGTCAAGACCCGGTGGCATTGTCAGGGTACGTAATCCACAAGCTGTCATGCCACTAGCTACGCCACAACTTGACAGTGTATCATTTCAAATGCTAGACTATCTGGACGGTATTAAGGAAGAACGTACAGGACTAAATAAAAATAGTCAAGGTCTGGGGGAAGGTGCACTGAAGTCACACCAGACTGCAACTGGTGTAGCACAGGTAATGAGTGCAGCAGGTCAACGTGTTGAGATGATTGCCCGTGTCTTTGCCGAGACAGGTATCAAAGAGTTAATGACTAACTTGTACCAGCTTGTGCAGAAGTATGAAGACCGTGAACGCATAGTAAGACTAAATAATAACTGGACACCCCTATATCCATCTGAGTGGAGACAGAAGATGGACTGTGTAGCCAAGGTAGGACTAGGTTATGGTAACAAGGATATGAACCTACTCCATCTCCAACAGCTAAGTCAAACTCTACAAATGATTGCACAACATCCTTCTGCTGGTCAGATGATTAAGCCAAAGAATGTATATAACTTGGTAGGTGAGATGGTCAAGAACATGGGCATGAAGAATGTACATGACTTTATCACAGATCCGGGTGATGGGGAGATACAGCAGCAACCAAACCCAGAGGCACAGGCAGCACAAATGGAGGCACAGATGAAGATGGCTGAACTCCAACAGAAGCAACAGGAAGCTGAGATGGATGCCCAGATTGATGCAGCAGAACTTCAAATCAAGAAGGAAGAGGCAGAGATAGATCTTGCAATCAAGCAACAAGAACTTGAGATCAAACGTGCTGAACTTGCCTTGAAGCAACAGGAATTAATACTTGAAGCAGAACAAGGGAGACCAGTGGCAATAGGACCAACCTAGGGAGAACAATGTGGAGACAGGGGAAGAGATAAGACGTGGTGAACAAGCACAGAGAATACTTGATGATCCACTATATAAAGAATCAGTAAGTCTGATAAGAGAGAATCTACTGAACGAATTAACACAGACACAGGTGAGGGACAATGAAGGAAGAGAGTTCCTGTATTTGTTGATTCGTTCATTAGATACAATTCAAATACATCTACAATCAGTTCTTGAAACTGGACAGATGGCAACAATGAAGGAAGGAGAATAATTATGGCAGGAGTTCCAGCACAGGAAACCAACCTAGATCATGAAGTAGGTCAACCAATGAGTGACCAAGAAGCAGGACAAGCAATACTCAATATGTGGGAATCCCCAGAGGACCAACCCACAGAGTCAGTTGAAGAGTCCGTTGAGACTGAGGAATTGTCTCAAGAACCTAGTGATGAAGAACTATCTGAGATAGAATCTGAACTGGACGAGGAACAGGTAGATTTAGAAGAAGTTGAAGAACCTTACTACCAAGTCAAAGTTGACGGAGAAGAACTCGAAGTTAACTTGGAAGAACTTAGACAAGGTTATCAACGTCAAGCAGATTATACCCGTAAATCTCAAACTCTAGCTGAACAGCGTAAGGAAATTGAGGCAGCACAACAGGCAGCCATAAATGAACTTACAAAGACACAGCAAGAGAGACAACAGTATACACAGGCACTTCAACTAATGTCTGAACAACAGTATGGTGCAATGTCAGAGTACCAGAACATTGATTGGACAAAGTTGAAGGAAGATGATCCCTACGAATACATGATGAAGCGTGATGAGTATAGGGATGCACAAGACCAAGTGAAGAGTACACAGGCTGAACAAGCCCGTGTCCAGCAGCAACAGGCACAAGAGTATCAACAGCAGTACCAACAGTACATAGCAGCTGAGCAGTCCAAGCTGATCACTGAACTTCCTGAATGGGGTAAGCCAGAATCTAACATCAAACAAAGAATCAGAGATTATGCAATTAATCAAGGATTTCAGAAAGAAGAGTTAGACCAGTTGGCAGATCACCGTTCAGTCCTAGTCCTCAAGAAGGCTATGGAATATGATGCACTCCAGAAGAAAGGAAGCATCAAGAAGAAGAAGGTCAAGAGTGTTCCCAAAGTGCAATCTGCTGGTCGTGGTGGAGACACCAAGGTAGAGAAAGTCAAAGCTGAGTATACTAAAAAGCGTGGCAGAGTCAAGAAGACAGGAAATGTCAAAGATGCTGCCAATGCAATTTTTGACTTAATTGAATAAAGGAAAACTAAAATGGCTGGAACTAACTATACCTCGAAAACTGGATCTCGTACCAGTTCACTCTCACTCTATGATACTTATGATGATGTAGCAATTCATGAGGAACTGAGTGATATTATCTATGACATTAGTCCAACAGATACCCCATTCATGTCAGCAGTTGGCAAGGGTTCTGTAGGTAACACTGTCTTCGATTGGCAGACTGATCAGCTTGCAGCAGCAGCAGCTAACACTAAAGCTGAAGGTGCATCTGTAGCAGCAGCAAGTCAGTCAACTACTAATCGTATTACTAACTACACTCAGATCTCTACTAAGACTGTCAAGAGTTCTGGTACTGTTGAAGCAGTAGGCACAGCAGGACGTAAGTCTGAGCTTGCATATCAGCTTGCCAAGGCAGGTAAAGAGATCAAGCGTGACATGGAGTACATGTTCCTCTCTGATCAGATTGCATCAGCTGGTTCTGCTGGTTCACCAACAAGAACTACCCGTGGTGTACTACATAGTATTGCACTAGGTCTTGAGTCTGAACACATCATCAACTGTGACTCAGATGCAGCTGCCTATACAGGTAAGTCTGGTGTAGATAACATTGAAGGTGCAACTACCACTACTTGGAACATTGATCAGAATGCAGCCAAGGACTACACTATGTCCACAGGTGCAACCACTGCTGTCAGTTTCTCTGAGGCTGATATCCTTACATTGCAACAGGCAATTTGGGAAGATGGTGGTGAGCCATCTATGATGATCATGAGTGCAGCAGCCAAGAAGACATTCAGTACGTTCTCTGGTCGTGTAGATCAGGTACAGACTACTGACTCTTCAACTACTGTACATAATGTAGTAGATGTCTACGTAAGTGACTTTGGTACCTTGACTGCACAGGCAGATAGATTCACTGAGTCTGCTGCTGTGTTCCTCTTGGAACCATCAACTTGGTCTGTAGAGTATCTACGTCCATTCCAGACTAAGGATCTGCCACTGACTGAAGATGGTCAGTCTAAGTATATCCTTGCTGAGTATGGTCTGAAGTGTACTACTCCAGAAGCTAACGGTGCGATGATTAACACCGCCTAGTAAGTGACTCCCCAATCATCAGTAAATAGCTGGTGGTTGGGGTCTTTATCTAATGATATATAATAAATTCCACGACAATGCAGACGGTACATTTACCGTTGAACGAACACAACAGGATCTTGATAAAATCATAAGTGATAATCGAGATCGGTATAACTCTGTATCTACGAAAGCTACACCTACAATGAATGAGAATAAAAGACATGTAGCTAGTATTCCATTAATCATAGTAGAGAAACTAATGGCAGACGGGATATGGGGTAATCAAGACAGGATGAAGCAATGGCTAAATGATCCTGATAATAAATACATGAGAACTCATCCGGGCAAAGTCTAAATGGCAACTGATTTAAGAGGCAACTGATTTAATGGCACTTAAT